AGGTTGACTAATGATGATAGACCAAAGCTGAATTAAATATTCATGAGGTTGAACAAGTAGTGTAATTGGAGCAGCATGACAAGAGCTTGAGGTTAAAATATCTATATGAAGCTGAACTTCTACTTATACTTATAGCCTATGATGAACTACTTGAACTTTAACTAGAAGCAATACATCATTAGCTTCTTATGCTGGAAGCGTTTCATATCCATTATTTATTTCAACAGTTAATAATGGTTGATGAACTATATTCCAAGGCTCACAGATGGTTGCTACATATTATTACTTTGAAGCTAAAGATAACGATGTATTAGTTAGAAAAATGTATCCAGCAAAAAGGAATGCTGACTGAGCTATTTGAATGTATGATGTAATTGGTGGTACATTCTATACAAATAGTTGAGGATGAACCTTTATAGAGTGAGCTGCAGTACCTACTGGATGACTAAATATAAGTGTAGACACATCAATACTTCCTACTAAGGTAAGTGATTTAACAAACGATGCATGATATCTAACTAGTTCTACATGAGTAACTAGTTTTAACTGAAACCATTGAGCAGTAACTTACACAGCTCCTGTAACTAGTGTAAATAATCAGACTTGAGCTGTTAGTTTATCAATACCTTCAAAAACATCAGACTTAAATAATGATAGCTGATTCTTAACAAGCTCTACATGAGTAACAAGTTTCAACTGAAGTACTTGAGCTATAACATATACTGCGCCTGTAACTAGTGTGAATGGTAGCACATGAGCAGTTACTGTTACAGCATTCTCGCCTTCTAATGCATGAACTACAGATCAGGTATTAACAAAAACAGCTAGTGGATATCAATGGGCTGCACCTAGTGGATGAATAGAAAACGATACAACAGGTACAACAACAACGGTATCTAACATATGGGCATGAACAGAGGCAGAATATTGAGCTTTAGGAAGCTATGACCAAAGTACTATTTATTACGTATTCTAGTAACAGATGGCTATATATATGTGGAGAGAAGACATTGTAGAATACAGCTATGATTTTAGAAATAAGACTGTTGCTTTAATGCAAGCTGATGGGTGGAATATGTTTTGGAATAGTAGTTATGCTATATTCAATTCAAACTGATTAAATACAAGTAACAAGAATTATTCAGTAATGGCAAAAATAGAAAATCTGAATGACACAATAAAAGATTCCCAGAAAATAACTCTCTCTTTTACAGGTGCGATTACAAATACTTTCGGAGGAAGATTAAGTCTCTATAATGTGGCAACTTCTTCTACAAGAAGTGGAGTAACTTGACCTTTTGCAAGTAATTGAGCTTCACAAATACAAACGTCAATATATGGAACTAATACTACAGACAGTAGAACAATAAACTCTACTATAACAGTAACAACAGTATTAGACTTTACAGCTAAGACTTGGAACACAACAGCAACAGATGGGTATAGTAGAAGTGGAACTCTAACAGACACACAAATCTCAAACATAAAGAATAATAGTAACTGATTTTATGTTTCTGCATGAATAACAGGCTCTAGTACGAGCTGAGGGCTTACGAGCATTTATGTAAAAATAGAATACTAATCAGATTTATATTTCTATAAACAAAGGATGACACTAGTACAGACAGAGCCTAAGAAAATATATATACGAGTGAAGGCATGATGGAAGACGTGAGCTAATACTATCGCTTATTTCCCTCTAGAAGATGACACTTTGGATGTAATGGGCAATTACTCGTTTTCTGTTACTTGAACTAAGCAAACTATATGATATAGCTTTACTGATACAAATAGAGTAGATATTATTTGAACACAAACGCCTGTAAACTTTATTAGCTACTATTACAAGCGACTATCAGTATCAGGTTCTAACAGATTTATAGGACTGATAAACGAAGGTGGTATGAGATTCTATTCATATAATAGGAATGCTGGATTCAATAGGTTTAGATTTTATAATAGTAGCGATACTGCCTACACCTCTACAGAGTGACCAGATAGTACAGATGTACGACAGCATCTAGCCTATGGTGTAGATAGTAATGGTAATTATGCAGCCTATGTTAATTGAAGTTTGTTCTGGTCTTGAACACAAACACCACAAACTAATTCAAACTATGTGGTATGATTAGTCGTTCCGTATAACGAAGTAGCGTTTTCAGATATATTAGTAGAATCAGCACCACGCTCAGCACAGGAAATATCAGACTATTATAACGACACAAAGGCAATATACTGATTGTAATCAGATTTATAATTTATTTACATAAAACATGACACTAGTAGCAAAAGAAGTTAAGAAAGTAATGATGCGACCATGAGGTGTAGAGACACAACTGCGACCTACAATAATCCCCGATTATCTATGTTTTACTGCTGAACAGGCTAACAGTACTATACGACTTAAAAAAAATAATAGCCCCTATGCTGTGACACTAGAAACAAGTACAGACAATAAAAATTGGAGTACTTATTCGTTCTGAACAACTATTACATTAAGTAATGTATGAGATAAAATATATCGGAGAAATGTTAGCGATGAACACAACTATTTTAGTTTGGACAATAATAATAATTATAGATTTTTTATGAGTTGAAAAATAGCCGCCAGTTGAGATATAAATTTTTTATTAAACAAAAACTCTACTGACATAGTAGAAAGATGGTGTTTCAGGAGTTTGTTCAATTGATGTACTGCATTAACAACGGCACCGCAGTTGCCCGCAACTACATTAGGAGAATATTGTTATTATTGAATGTTTAATAATTGCTCATGATTAACAACCGCACCACATTTGCCAGCAACCTCTTTGCCCCAATATTGTTATAGAGAAATGTTTTCTTGATGTACTGCTCTTGCACAGCTACCATATATTCTTGCTACAGATATAGGAACAATGTCTTGTGCTTATATGTTTAACTCCTGTTCTAATATCAAAGTTGCAAGTTCTTCGAATAGCACGTATACACAGACTTATAGAATACCTAAGGAGTGAACTTGAACGGCTACCTGACAGAATGCCACCAGCTATATGTTTTTAAATACTTGAGGAACATATACGGGAAGTCCATGAGTTAACGCAACACTCTACGCCCATAAAGATATAGTTTTAGTCTAAAAATATACTTCTCTTACAGAAAAATGCCCTCTAGGGGGTATTTTTTTAAAATATATTTCATAGTTGCAATAGCTTAGATATAGATACTAGAGTCTAAATCCTAGTACCGAACTACAATAACAAGAAACACTATAACAGAAAATCTATCTATATGATATTCTGATTTTTTACTTATGACTTAGTTGTTTTATATGATAACAGCCTAGTCATGGAACGAAAAACAGAACACTTTTTTGACTGAGACAAGCTAAATATGTCTAAGATTATGACTCAGATTTCTCAGCATCCTGATAAGATGGAGCAGATAATGACATACGTAATAGACAAGGTAAAACACTACACAGAGTTTGAAGTAAAGAAGGATCACCTAAAAGAGAAATACGATCACAAGATGAAGGATCTGTATGCTGAATATATGACAGAAGACTAATTTAACTCTTAACCAATGATAGATGAACTTTACAGACTTTATGTGAACTCTTAAATGAGATTTCCTAAAAAGCAGACTACTAGCTATGGGGATTCCTGCTCATCAGCTAGAATGAGTTGACTTCAACGATGTACAGCAGCTTAACCAGTTAGCCGAGCAGATCGTACCATGACTCATAAAGTCTAACCCCAACGTAGCTAATCTCATAAAGCAGAACGCCAATCTAGCTGGGGATAAAAAGGACGAAGTAGTAGACGTTATAGATAAGATATAGGATCTTGGTGGCTAGCATAACCACAGGAACACCAGATTTTTATTCCTTATTTATATAAATCATGGATAATACTAACTTCGGAGGAATGGGTACATGGTTAATAATCTTGATCTTATTCCTATTCATGGGTAACTGATTTGGTGGATTCTGAGGTCTAGGTGGAGGTAATGCTGCTGCATGGTTATTGAATGGTCAAAACAATAATAACAACCATGATAACACAGTGGACTTAATAAACAATAATACACAGTGGCAACAACAAATGATGGCTCAACAAGGGCTAGCAAACCAAACTACACTAATCACTCAAGGATTCTGTAATACTAATAGCAATATCGAGAAAGCTATTCTCCAATGACAACAAAACACGGCTGCCATTATAGCTAGTGGTACTGCCAATACACAGAAAATCCTAGACATGATGTGTAACAACACAATAACTCAGTTAAGAACTGACTTAGCAGAGGCAAGATTAGAAGCAAATAACGCTAACCAAACAAGAGATCTAATCAATAGATTAGCTCCATATCCTACGCCAAGTTGGATAGTTAGCAGTCCTTATACTTCAATTTACCCTCCTACACCTACTGCGACAGCATAAGGTTGAATAGAAGAGTAGCTTCACGGCTGCTCTTTTTTAAAAATCCGCCAAAAAAAGAAATTAGACTATAATGTGGGTACAAAATTTTACCTCCATTTTTCATTACCATGACAAACACAATCTTAATCTTACTTGTATGCTCTACAGTAGTTACAAGCGTTGTAAATGCTATGAAGCCCGCGTTTAAGAAATTCTCAGGAAAATACACAGTAACAGTATGTACATTTATATCATTCCTTCTAGGAGTATTGGCATCTTTCTCTGTAGCTCCTTACTTATGATATGAACTAAACGATGGAATAATAGTTTTAATCTGATTGGCATTAGGTACGGGTAGTAACTTAATTTATGACATTTGGGAAATCGTTAAGTCTGCTAGTGATAAAATCAGAGGTGTAATATCAGGAGAATAGTTTTAGCACTTAGATAAAGAATAAAATGGCAGCAAATATTGAGAAATGAGCTATAGAAGAAGCAGGGAACGCACTCACAAAACTTACATCTAGTGAGAGAGGTACGTTTCTAGCAATTATGATCTGTGCATTGATAAGCATTGTAGGTATAGTCCTATTCTATGTAAAGAGCATGGATTGACTGATCGATAAATACAATGAGACTATCAATAAGCAGCAATCAGAGTTTTTAACTGCTTTAAAAGATATGAGTCACTAAATGTGGAAATATAGAATAGTAAAGAACTTTATAGGATATAACATATACAAAAAGCGAGAAAAAGACTGAATGATCTCTGTGTGGTTTTTATGACCTAACGATAAATGGGTACTCAATAAAGACCACGCAAGGACATTCTACACACTAGATGATGCAATAGGCAATTTATCAGTAATCAAGTTCAAAGATGGGAAAGCTGATTAAGATACTACTCCTAGTAATAATTTTAGTCAGCTTTTTCTTTTTATTTATGGGTACAGCATGATAAAACGATTAAGCGAGTTAATAGTTAGACTTATAGATAAGTTTAACGCTAAATGATGGATACTTTATTATAGTTTAAAATACAAAGAGCATGTGAAGGAAAAGAGATTGAGAGCCGAGAGAGATAGTGTACAGCCATCATCACATCCTACCGACTTCACAGAATTGAGCAAATAAGGAAGCCAATATAGAATTAATCAGGGATGTGCAGCACAGGGCGATCCACACACTATTTGAGAATAAAATGATAGCTGAGCAGCTAATAAGGACAATCGGACTAAGCGAGAAGGCATTGAGACCAGACGTTGTAAAATGGTTGATAGAAACACTAAATAGCAGAGACATAAACGATCCAACGGTGTGGTATAGAGCTGACTGTATAGAGTAGTTTTAATTCGTTATTGTAGAGGATGTATGGGGAGATTGGATGACGATATAATTAACAGAATATTAGACTTCCCTGAGGTTACAACAGACACAGAAGTCTGAAAGGAACTAGGGATAGATAGAAGGACGGTAAAGAAGTATAGAGCAGAGAGAACTAAGAGAGAAACAGCAGATGTTTTATCTTGAAAGGAAGAGCAGATGTGGTTGGAAGAGAAAACCAAGAAAAAACCTAAACAGAAAAGATGACTAACAAAAGAAGAAAAACAGAAACTAGAACTACTACAGCATTACTCAGGCAAGGATGTAAAAGAGTTACTAGACTTTGTGGCTAAGAACACAAAGAGAGAGGTAGAGGAAACCTTAGCCGAGCCATGACATCTAAAGTTCGCTCTAGTATCAGATACCCACTTCGGAGCTAAACAATGTGCAAGAGATGAGTTAAAACAGTTCTACGAGGTAGCAAGGGATGAGTGAGTGGAGTGCTTTGTTCACGCAGGTGATATAGTAGATGGTACAGGAGTGTATCATGGTCAGCAGTTTGAGCAGGACAGAGTTTGATTTGAGGAACAGATTGCCGACATTAAGGAGAACTACCCTAACGTCTGACTGCCCACCTACTTTATAGGGGGAAATCATGATGAGGCGTACCTCAAGGCTAACTGAGTGAATATCTGCAAAGCTATAGAGACTGTGAGACAGGATCTAATCAACCTCTGATTCTATGACGCTAGATTGAAGCTGAGCTGAATAGACATAAACCTCCATCACGGATGAGGCTCACTCTCCTACGCTAAGGACTACAAGATGAAGAAGTACCTAGACAGCCTGCCTGTAGATAATCAGCCTGACATCTTTGCTCTATGACACTATCATACAGCGTTGTACGATCTACATAGAGGGATACACGGTTTCATGCCCTGAGCCTTCCTGAAGGAGAATCTGCTTTCTAAGAGGTTTAACCTATGAAACATAATCTGAGGGTGGCTAATAGAGATAGAGAAGGACGAAGATGGTACAACTAGGATCAATATGGAGTTTGTTAGACTATAAGCCATGAAATGATACAGCCGAAGTAGAGAAGACTTTATACATATTTTATATACTAAATATTTTACTATGCCTTATACAGAAAAAGACATGAATGGATGCCTTTGAGATAACATCCAAACAACCGATTATCTCCTAGCTACAGGGTTTGAAGATGCCCTACCTAAGCTAGTACAGCAGGATAACATCATCTTCGCTTATAACCAATACAAACAGCAACGAAGTAAGAAAAGCTGTACAGTATTCTCAGCTATTGGTGCAATCTCAGATTTATTTAACTATGAGTTTCCTCTAGATGAGATCCAAAAAGTAGATGACATGTCCTACGATAGAGGAAGAATGAGAGACGAAGGACGATGGGTACAAGCTGCAGTCAAACTAGTAGCAGACTATTGGAACGATAAGCATAAAGATTTATGAGAAGTGGCTTACTACCGTGTCGATACTACAGATAACGCTCTCATGGAAAGCATAATGGATAAATGATACACTTTGATGACTTCGTTTCAGGGAAATTATTCTTACACTAAAGACTACGATGCAGATTGAGTACTAAATGGTACTAGATTCTGAGCTGCAACATACTGACACGCAATAAACGTAAGGAAAGTGAACGGAAAGAGATGCTGTAAAGATTCAGCTAAAGGTACAGAGCACAATATCTACGAGCTAGAGCATGCATTAAAAGACATTACATGCTACAGCTCAAACGCATACATCTACACAAAGGTTATGGATAACAAGCTAGAAGAAGTTAAGAGGCTCAATGAGTTTAAGACTAACCTACTACTAGCAATAGAGACTAACTCAGCAATGCGGCATCAGACGAACTCAGAGAACTATAGGGTAAAGCTACATGATATGAATCAAGAGAACCGTAAAAAGCTACAAGATATCGACGAACAGCTTGCTAGATATATGTAAGATATAAAAAGTCTGATTAAATTATCAGGCTTTTTAATTATGATAGCTAACCATTTTGGGTACTTTTTTACATAAAATGTCCGCCAAAATATTTTTTATGGATATACTGCCGCCGAGCAATGAGAGATCATTGGAGTATCAGTTATTGAGAAGGTCTGTATACTCACAAGCCACTGCGACATACTTATACGAAAACATGGAGTATGAATGTGTTGAGTAGCCATTACGATCGAATGGTGCTTGGTCAACCAAAACCTTAACATATGCTATTCACAAAGCAGTTTGTGGAAGATTTTTCTGATACAAATCAAGAAAAAAAAAGCGTATGTTAAGGAGAAGGTTTTGAGCCAAGACTGCTCACCTTACCGAAAACATATAGTATGTATGTAACTAGTTATAAGTTATATACACATAGTTAGGTGAATAGCATACACATATGAAGGGTGCGGAAATTTGAAAAAATTCCGGCTCTTTTTATTTAGTTACATAAAAATCCGCCAATTTCTGAAATCTGACTATACTGCCAGTAAAGATATTGGTGCTTTTTTGTATTTATTTTCTCTAACATAAGCAATGGCAGTCAGTTACGATGCATGGAAGAAGGGGTACGAGTCCCTAAATGACCAAGAAAAACAACAGTATAACGATAGGTTAAAGAGTATGTGAGATGACACATACAACCAGTACATGAAACAATACCAACAGGCTCAACAGCCACAGCAGATTACACAGCAGTCTAATTTTAATAATCAGAACAGTACTAACTGAGCTAATCAGCAGAATTTTAATACTCCAACCATACAGAAGACAGAGAATCAGACTCCTAAACAAACTCAGACTTACAATTATGATCCTAACGAGCAGCTAGATACTAATATGTTCAAATCTTCAGACTGAAAGGTAAGAGTACAGGAGTGATCAGCTCAACAAACAGGTATGCCTGATTACACACTAGATACAGACGCTAGGATGAAAGAGATCACAGACAATCTCAACGCATACTGGCAAACTAACAGAGAGTATTTTTCCGATAGGAACACATACAATAATATGTTCCACTATAATGAGAGGAACGATCAACAGAAGGCTGTACTAGATAGCTACTGGAAGAAAAAAGAAGATATGGATACAGCCATGAAATATACATCAGGAGATGCCCTATCAGGAGGAATGAAGAACGCAGAGATTACGCCTGAGCAGCTTAACTACATCAAAGACTATAGCCCTGAGGCATATAGAGAATGGCAACAGAAACAGCAAGACGATATCAACCTAAGGATAGCCAACCTAGCTACACCTGCTGATCCTACAGACAATGCAGAGTTATTTAGCTCATTGGCTAAGAAATTAAATCTAGAGCCAGGTGATCCATACCAAATCTATGATAACTGGTATGACATGTGTGAGAGACTAGGCGTATTTTCAGACTCTCAGACTCTTAAAAGTTACCAAAACCAACTAGACGCTAACCACTCTAAGATGGAGAGTATCATGTGAAGATCTGCAAGCTCTACATGAGGTACAGTAAGTGATGCACTAGCAGCAGCAAGGATGCAGAAAGCCCTAGCACCATACCAACAAAGAGAAGTAGACTTACAGAACTCCTATACAGCGTTATTGAATGGTAGGAACTCTAACCTAGCTATAGCAAATCAATCAGCTAACGCTCTTGCTATGCAGGCAGCAGAAGATCAGAGGATATTCAACCAAAGGTTATCAGGTCTTAATTTTGCAATGCAAACGGCATCTTATAGAAGCCCTGAACAGCAAGCTCAACTTTGACTACAGACTCAACAGATACAAAACGATATGAGCCTACTTAATCAGAGCATGGCTAATGATCTCAACTTATATAACCAATATGCGACAGCTAAACTACAGAATCAACTACAGCAGGAGCTTACAGACTTATCTGTAGAGGATGAAGCACAATTAAAAGCCAACCTTTACAACGCACTGTCTTGATACTACGAGCAATACGGAGACATAATCCAAAGAAGTCAGGCACAAGCTGTAGATGACATAATCGCTTATGCAAAGAAAAACGGAATAAGTGTAGCTCAGGCTCTTACTAAGAATTTCATAGAGCCACTACACAATAAGTGAGAATTTAAGATGGCTGTACGTGAGAGATACTGATTAAATAAATATCAGCAAGAGTACGCTTACACTATAGATGAAAACTGAAATGTAGTAATAAAAGCATCATGATACGGTGAGATTCCACAAGATGCGTTCAAGACTAGAGCTTCTAGACAAGAGGCGTATGGAGATGTTTATGACACATCTTTAAACCGAGCGTCCTATGTAACAAACTTGGCTGACTGTATAAAAGATGGTAGCTATGGATGACAATGTGGAGCCTTCGTGAATGATGTACTAGTGGCATGAGATAACAACAAGGTGTTTGGTAACTCACTACAAGACAAGAAAGATGTTATGAATGTATCTAAAAGCGAATGACCACAAGTTTGATATGCGGCAGTATTCGATTTGTGATATGTTAGTAAGGATTGAATAAATCACTGACATGTAGGTATTGTAACATCAGTAAATAATGATTGAAGTATAGATGTACTAGAGAGTAACTGAAAGAGCGATGAGACTATCCATGTAAAAAGGTATTCAAAGTCTGATGTAGATAAAAAGGTATTATGATATTATAAACCAACGAATTATGATATCTCAAGGGATTTGGAACAATCAGACACTAAACAACGTTTAGTACTTCAAAGCAAATTCTCTAACAATCCTACATGGAACGAGAATTGATATATAGAATCTCTCTCTAAGGATTATGAAACATATTTAGAAAAATGAAAAGAAGCAGTAACGGACGCCCAGCGAAAAGCTTTAAAGGAAGACTATTGAATGGACGAAAAAGATTTTAGAGAGATGGCTCAAATATATGCCAAAACTGGACTAAAAAAACAATGAGTAGATCAGGCAGAGAACGCTCTAAAATCAGCTCTTCAGCTAAAGAATATGTTAGAAAGCAATAAAACACTATGAATAAAGGATAATCCACAAAAATGACTACTAGATTGGGCAATCAATCAATGGATTCCGCGAACAAATGCTGGAGAGGCTAAAGCACAGTTCAACACTCTAAGCTCTCAATTAAAATTAAATGCCTTATTCACAGCTAAGGACAACGGAGCAACATTTGGGGCAATGTCTGATGCTGAGTGGCAAGTATTATGAGATTCAGCAACTAACTTAAAGCGGAACAGTAGTGCTTCAACTTTTGAGAAAAACTTAAATAGTCTTATTGCGGAGTTATCTAACGTTGTTAGTAGCGGAGGATGAAAACTTCCACAGTGAGTATATAACACAGACATTTAATTATCTAATTATAACATACAATGGCAGATAATTCTACTAAAAAATGAAAAGCCTTTCCGTGACTTTCTGTAGATCTTACCTCAGCGATAATAAAGAGGTCTAAAGCTTTATCCAGCAATCCATACGAGCAGAGTTTGATACAGAATGACTTATACAAAAAAGCCATAGACGATAAAGCACACACTGATTACATGGATGAAAGGAATCAGGCAAAAATGGAGTTATACCAGAAGTCAGTTACTTCTAAAAGCAAAGATGAGGCTAAATATTCCAACACACAAAACAGAACATGAGCGCTAGCAGACATGCTAAGAGAATACTGACGCAGCCTATGAAAGAATTGGGATTCAATGTGAGATACAGAACTTATACAGAGGTTTGTAGCAAAAAACCCATGACAGAAGGCAGATTTTGATGACTTCATAAATGGGGATGAGTCAGATTTATCTTTTGCTAGTAGGATGTGATTTGCTGCCCCAAAGTGAGATGCTGAAACCCTAAAACAAAAAGCTGCAGATGTGGGGGTATGAATATTGCAATCTCCATGAAAGTGGGGTTATAATATGATATGACAATGGATGGATAAAGCATGAAAAGCTGTAGCTGATAAATTACAATGAAGCAAATTACAAGAACGAGTAACTAATACGGCAATAGATATGTTTTGAGAGGAGGCAGTAAAAGAGTATGTAAACCAAAGAGATAAGGAACTAACAGAATGAACAGCATTTAATGGTAGAGAACAGACAGATATTAGAACTCCTTTACTATGAGAAGAAAGAGCTAATAATAAATACACTAAGGCAGGAGAAATAGTATGAGATATAGCAACATGAATAGCAACGACAGCACCTTTAGCAGCTGCCACAGCTCCAATATATGCTGGTTCTACTGCATTATGAGCAGGTATATTATGAGCTGGTGAATGAGCTTTAGGAACAGCAATAAGTCATTATGGTAGTAAATGAGATTTGAACATAACGCCAACTGAAGCTGCATTATGAATAGGAGGATGAATATTAGGATGAGAGCTTACAAGGTATCTATGAAGATTACCTAAAAGCCAAGCTAATAATGTAAGGAAAGAAGCTGAGCAGTATATAAATAAGTCCATCAAGCCAACTGTAAAATGAAAGATGAATCAAGCTGACTATAATAAATTTATAGATGATACTTTGGATGTAGTAGATTTGATGGATAAAAATAAGTGAATACTCCAATATACAGATGATGCTTGAAATGCTGTGAAATGACAAATGCCAACCAACATGAGAGAAACTTCTGAGGCTTTATGAAACTTTAAGAAAGTATTATACGATCAATATAATGAGATAGCAAAACAAGCTGGAGATGCTGGTGCTAGAGTGAATATGAATAAAGCATTCCAACAATTAGATGATTTATCAAATGATATATCACAGAATATAGCTAATCCACAGACTCAAGGTATAATAGATCAATATAAAAATGCTCTATTACAATATACAGATGATGCAGGTACTATCGCTATTGAAGATGCACAAAAACTTACACAGGATTTCAATAAACAACTTACAGCATTCTTCAAAAATCCTAATATGAATGATGTATCAAGAAATTCAATAATAGCACAGCTAAATAAATGGACTAAAGATGCTATAAACGATTCAATAGATGATGTATTAGATAACTCTATAAAGAATGGATCTAGTGCATCTAGTCAATACACACAATTAAAGAGCTTCTATGGAAAGATAAAGACTATTGAAGATGAAATCTCAAAGAGAGCATTAGTAGAAGCAAGAAAGAATGCAAAATGATTAAGTTCTACGATACTTGACTCTCTATCATGAGGAGAATTTACAAGTGCTGTATTATCACTTGATCCTGTAAAAGCTGGTAAGGCATGAGTAATGAACTTAATATCTAGGTACTATAACTATGTAAATAATCCGAATACTCAATTAAATAATCTATTTAAGCTAGTAGAAAGAACAAATAATCCAACAACTACACAAACAATTACACAATGAATAAAGAATACAGTAAATCAGTGAGTAAGGTCTGTGACACAGCAAGCAGCTAAGCCCAATGTAGTAGCATCTACTACTACAGCATTAGAAAATAATGCTGAAGAATAAACAAAAAAAAGTCTCCACCTAGGAGGCTTTTTATAATTGTCTGATTTTTTATTCTCGTATCTTGAATATTATCCATCATACAATAGATAGAAAAGCTATAGATCAAAGTATTCAGATTATTATGTTTAGTATAAGGAATTGTCAGTCAGGATTAAAAATACATAGAATCAATATTAAAGTAATAGATATAACTAATGCAGTCTTACATATTTTTTTCTTCATATTGCTTAGTCTAAAAATATAAACATCTAATTATTGTAAATAATTTTGGTTATTTCAAGAGATATTTTTTATTTTTTGTTATTTTAAACAAGTTTGAAAGATAAGAAAAATCCGCCATCTATATATTTTTAGCTATACTGTCTTGTAACATAAACACAATACAGCTATGGCAACTTTTGAAGAAAATCCAGTCTCCACTTACCTAGATGGAGCAACAAGGACTAAACCTTGTCAGAATTGTGGTAAGCCTGTTGAGGTTTCTCCAGGCAACTGTACATGGACAAGCTCAGGAGTTACGTGCCTAACTAAAACAGAGTTTTCTATAGTAGCACCGTGTCATTTCTGTGGTAACGTTAACTACTACATTAACTTTATCAAGAAAACAGACTTAAAGAAGTCTGAAGGTGTGCAAGAAGTTTAGCACTTCGGGGAGTATATCTCCCCTTAAATTTTCTATTCATAATATATCTTGACATTTATAGTAAAATAACTATAACAACACACGAGAGATAAAGTCTCTCACAAAATTTGCATTATTAGCGTGATCAGGTTATAATGGTAGAAGCTCGTAACGGTCGTCCAGGACCATTACGAGTTTTTTAGTATATAAAAAATAACTATGTCCAGCTAGTTATTTTTGCTACTTAATGTTGTTTACTACAATGATTTGTCTTAGTTCTTCTGCAGCTTTAAACTTCATCAGTACTTTGCCGCTCTTCCTAATATTCTCGGTATAAACCAAGAACTTCTCAAATCATTTCGTAGTAACCCATTTGCTCTTCAGTAAGTCCTTCAGCTTTTTAGCATTCTGACTTACCACCGCACTAGCCTTGTGCCTCTCATCGTCACACTTTTTACAGAACTTGCATCTTCAGGACGGTGAGCCACATACTAAACAGTGTTTCATTGCGTCTATGTTAGAAGATAAAAGCTCTTCTAACCCCCACTGCAGTATGAGCAGTCCCTACAGTGGAGGATGTTACAAGTTGTAATTAGAGGGTTGCTTAGTTTAGCCAAGCTTCCCCCATAGCAGCGAGTCCACCTCCTCGCTTTCATGTTGCAGCTATACAACAGTTCGTTTTTATCCTTTTTATCTCGTGTTCTTACTTATTTGCGTCTCACTAGGTGGAGTGAGGGCGAGAGCATGAAAGGCTTATACTGTACCTCCCTATAACGTTTCCACTATAGGCATCTCTGCACTCTTTGTGGCGGTTGCATTCCATTCTCAACTCCCACTAGTAGTAAGCTGATACTTGATCCACAGTATGAATAATAACACCACTATTACTGTGATCCAAGTTAGCTTTGTTAATCGTTTATCCATTTGTTACTTCATAAAACTAAATATATGGGCAACGACATCGCAAGTCCAACCATTACCTAGCATTTTATATCTCTGAGAATCTGAAACTCATTCAGTATAATTATCTGGCAAAGTCTGAAGTCTTTCACATTCTATTGGAGTCAGTTTTCTTATAATATATTCTCCATCTGGTAGGTCTATTTTATATAGTCAAGTCTTAGCTCATCCGCCACCTCCATTCGCACTTAAACATACAGACTTTCATCTGACAGAGTATATTCTTCATCATTGCCCTCCTTTGCCTATTTGTCATAGTCTAATTGGCTCTGCCACCATCTGTCTTTGACTTCTTAGATAATCGTGTGGGAAGTAAGCCCCACTATAATTTGCTGTTAAACATACACTCTTATCGCTCCATGATATTCAGCTTTCTAATATATCTTCTAGCATGATATGTTTGTCTTCTGGCTGTGTAATTCATGGAATATTAGTTCGGTATAATCTCTTTCTCTGTTGCCCACTAACCAAGGCTGAATTAATTAGGATAGGCTCTACTCATAACTCTTTTGTGATTACTTCTTTAGCTTCTTTACTCATACTATTTACATTCTCCAATAGGAAGTATTTTGGTTTGATAGTTCTTACTGCTTCTACGAATCTTCGGAACAGTCAGCTTCTAGCTCAGCTCAGTCATTGTCTATTAGCTTTTGCTATTGATAAGTCTTGGCAGGGACTTCATCATATAACCATATCAACATCATATTGAGAAAAATCCACATTATTCACATCTCCTATCTCTACAATATCTGGATGGTTTTTCTTGGCTATCTGTATAGCATATTTATCTATCTCACTTGCATAGTAAGTATCTACTTTTATCCCTGCTCTAACTAGAGCCTCGTATCCACAAGCGATTCAATCAAACAAACTTAATACTCTCATCTCTACCTTCTAATACTAAATACTCTTGGGTTAATGCTTCCATAGATTGTGCTTAAACATCAAACCATATTACGCTCCCAATTCCCGTTGGAAGTAGCATATCTATGTCAGTAATTGTCCCAACTCTGACAGTTACCTGCGTTACTCAAACATCCTAAAGTCTGTACCTTACCTAAGTATCTGTTATTCAGAGTTTGAGCAATCTTTTCTAATCACGTCTCCATTAACGCATATCTCACTCTATCCCCTCTATCGTTATTACCAACGTTTCAAGGATTATTCTTACCATATCACGCCTTACCTCAGCTAGTCTCTGCTACCGTAATACATGCGACCACACCTTCTTTAATTCAGTAGTGATTCTCTACTTCTCGGATCTTACTAGCATCCAATCAGTACGCCTCACACAGTTTCTTGAATCTCTCATGAGATGTGTCTGCTACTATGTTAGGCATCTGTTGAGCGTCACCACTAGCATTAAGCTGTCCAGGCTCTCGCACTTCAGCAGTACCTGCAGTCTCTGTTTCACTAGCAGCAGGTCTCCACTCCTTCAGCTTTTCTAACTCTTCCTGATACGCCATGATTATGTCATCATACATATTACAGTAGGTGTGTATCCCGTTAGCGTTATCTACACTCTCTTTATAAGGCAGATTGTCTAAACAAAGATTCTTATGGCTTTCTAACTCGTTGATATCGTAAGAAAGTTCTGCAATTCTCTCGGAGTTAGGATTTATTGCCTTAGCTGTTCCTCGTTGCGTTACAGCAATAACGATAACGGAACAAACTAGGATTATTCATAACATTTTGATAAGTTTTTGTTTCATAAGTCTGATTAAATTGTAAAGAGAGAGCTTGCGGGATTTTGAAGAGAATTATTTTTCTGGTGTGTGCTACCAACAAGCTCAGTATTTTAGAGTCTTTGGTTGACTTAATTGTATCCTTTCATTAGGCAGTTTTACGAGATGCTAGGCTCAATTATATACTCCTCCGTTTACGGATTCATTCTTCCGATTGATCCTGCCAACTAGGAGGCACGCCCTTTGTCTAAGCTTCCTACACTGCCAATCAACATGTAGCTGTATTAGCTCTCGCTTAGACATACTAACTGGGAAGGTCTTTCTTTTCTTCCAGTTCTTTTGTCATATCTACCGCTAAGTCACATATCCTCTGCGCCAACACTGCAGCATCATGGAAGTCATCCTCAGTCTTGTAGACCTTATCAAAGGCAATCTTTAGAGCCATCCCCACAATAGCACCAGCATTACTATCTGGGCGTATCTCCTTTTTAGGTTGCTCCTTAACCTCTCTTCGTTTCTTACCTTCCTCAACAACCTCATAGGTTACAACATCTCACACTTTGAATGCGTCAGACTTCTTTTTCCCTAAGTTGATTGTCTCGTTATTGTCTAGTTTCATGTTGATGTAGTAGATAGTACCATTAGGTCATGTCCATTCATTGACCTTAGTAATCTCTGTAACTTTTGCTGTCTTCATTTGTCTATATTGGTAATAAAATAAATTTTATGATTTTCTGTAAGTTTCTAAGTATCGCTCTACAGCTGTCTGTCTCTTATCCAAGTCATCTCCAAACAGCTTGAAGTATTCCATAAGAGAATGGAGTCAGATTCTTCTTAAGAACACCTTGAACATTAACTGCTTCTCTACCATCTCGATTTCTTCTATAGTCATGGTTAGTTGGTTAAACGATCTAAAATATTCTTAAAGATCTCCATGTTCGTTGTTTTTCCTTCCTGTTTTCTCTTGTTTAATTCGCTAGTCATTTTTTCTCTAAGCTCTACATCCTGTATTTGGAGTAATGCATTCTCTATCGTTCAGACTTTTTTTGTCTCTACTCTTTTGATGTTAGAGACATTGATTAAATCTGATCATAGGTTGATGAACTTACTCGTTCAGTTAAGCATCTTTTCCAAGATACCAATAGCTACAGGACTCGGATACACTTTGTCATCGTATGTGTATATGTAGCTTAATTCTTCATAGATTTTGATTTCGTTCATTGTTTATACGGTTGGAATATGAATAACTTTTGGAGTGTATTGTTTGATCTTATCCATCATTACAATATAGTAAGGCACTCCGTCCTTGTTTGTCTTATTAAGTTTTGCTATTGATAAGATTTGCTTACTTCGGAACTCATCCTGAGAGATGAAGTTTAAGATGGTTTGAAACCCATCCATTCACACCTTCTTAACTAGCCTCTCCGCCTCTTTCATCTGCCCGTAGATGTATTTTTGCTCCCCCTGCTTTTCAATTTGATAGGCTATAGATTTATATGTTATGTTATTATGTATATAACTATATACTATATTATATAATAATATATTATTACTTATATATATAGCGACAGCCTCATCGTCAACGGGGGGTTTTGCGGGTTTTGGACTAGGAGATTTAAGTGTGGGCACGACTATATTTAAGTCTTGGCTACACTTATTTTTAGTGTGGGCTACACTTAAATTTAAGTGTGGGCACGACTTATTTTTTGTGCCGAGTCTATTTTGTTTTCACTTCATGCTATTAGATCTCTTAATATTTGGATCAAGCAGTTCCAATAGCCCCTTATCAACTATCTCTCAGGTAACTCTATACCTAACAACGTCCCCAAGGATTCTAAGCATCTCGTCGATTTCTTTAGACTTTGCTAATTCAATAACATTATCGGGGATATAAACTCTGACGCTCATAGGTTTAATCAACCAAAGTAAATTCAGATTTCTTTAGTGCATCTCCTACTGCTCTCAATCATTCTCCAATGACATACTTAGTTCTGTAGAAGTAACCACTAAGTCTGATAATCTCAACTACAGATCCATTCTCTATTCCGTAGTAGTTCTTACCGTTTCACTTGCTTACTAGTTTCATTTGTTTTTGTTTAAGAAAATAAAAGACTGTACTGATATGAGCAGTCTTCTATTCTCTAAGTAAAAAGCACCTGCTCATATATGCTACTGATAGGTTTGGGAGTATCAGCAGCGTATATGTACAAGTGCCAACCCAAACCGTGTGATGATGAGCTTTTTTCTCGGTGCGGTAGACTAATAGGTAGAGCCTTATTTTGCGTGTGGTATGAAAAAAGCCTTACATCTGCCGATGTAAGACTTCATACATTGTTAATTAGGTTTACAGTTTTTACGATTTCACAGTTCTGAACTGCTATTAAGGTACATTGTGCAAACCTTTTTTAAACATTTTTATCGGTCTTGGTAGACCGTGTATGTTGTTTACATCGTTGACATTATATTAATCAAAAATTTTTAAAATGCAACACTTTTTGCACATTTTTTTGTATGACATAAAATATTTGCAGTTCTTGATAGGGGAATGCAAAACAAAAAAAGTCTATAGAAAAAAATTTGAAACTACTCTACCCTAGGGATCAGATTTTGAGTTTCTCTCAGTTTATCATTGCTATAATCCAGATATCCCTGTGTAGTTCTTAGATTCTTATGTCCTAATATCTGAGAGATATACACGATGTTACCTCAGTTCTCTAGCATCTGAGTCGCACATGTATGCCTTAGTTTATGCGGTCGAACTTTACCAACTCCTGCCTTCTCACCTGCTGTTCTTATGATACTCTCAACGCTATTCCTACTAATCCTGCTTCAGTATGAGTTTGGAGAATGAGACACAAATACGTAATCAGACTTAATATTTTTCCTTAGGAACAAATACAACTTAACAACTTTCACGTATTCAGGATCTAAACTGACTCACCTTCTCCTTCCTCACTTCCCTATTACTTGGATATTTTCCTGTATATCCTCAACCTTCAGATTTATCAACTCTGAAACTCTTAGCCCTGTGTACACTAGCATTAAAGCCATAGCATAATCTCTTATCCTCAATATCTCACTCTTAGATGGATCATTTTTCATGAAGAGTAAAAGCTGCTTCATCTTATCTCAGTCTAACGCTGTGATTTTGTTTTCAGGCTCTCTAGCAAAAGAGATAAGCTCGTAATCCATAACGTATAACCCCTTATGCTTACAGAATTTTAGAAAGCTTTTAACTCCGTATAAGTAGTTGTTTACCGTCTTAATACTCTTCCCCTTCTTATCGAGATAAGTAGCGAAATCGTCCACATCAATCAAGCGTATGGTGTGAGGCAGATTTATACTCCCCTCCCCTTTAGTCTGAATTTTTAAAAACTCATCAAAAGCTAATAAAGTCCTACAATAATTGTCTACAGTAGATCTAGAATACCCTTTATTCCCTCTTAGCCATAGACTGAACTCTCTAACGATCATGTACATTTTTTTAGTTGCTTAAAAAGTAAAACCGTGTCGGCTCTACTCCTTATTACACTATTAGTCTATCACAGAATATACAAAAGTCAATATTGAAATCAAGGTTAGATTCAGTAAAATTGATAGCTGTTGGTTATCTACTTTTTTTTACAAAAAAGTCTTGAAAAACAAAAAAATACTAGTAAGAATAGGTTAAGACTAATAGGTAATGAGCCTACATTTATATGTAGGTGCTTTTGCTTTTATGACAAAAACTAAAAAGAGAAAATCGTTATTAAAAATCTGTGATGAGCTATGGTCTAAGTTAGTAAAGATCAGAGCAGGTTTTAGATGCGAATACTGTTGAAGAGGTGACCACTTAAACAGCCACCATATCTTCTCTAGAAACAATCGAGCCACTAGGTTTCTGCTAGAGAATGGAATCTGCCTATGTGTTGGATGCCACACAATGAGCAGCAAATTTTCTGCCCACAAGACTCCCCTAGAGTTTGCGTTGTGGATTATAGCTGAGAGATGACAGGAGCGGTACGATAACCTAAAAGCAAAAAGCAAAGAAATCCGAGACAAAGACTACGACAAAGTCCAAACATACCTTCTAGAAGAAACCAAGAAACTGACTTGATAGTCAGCCTTTTTTATTTTTTTAAAACAAAAATCCATGACTAAACATATAAGCGACTCAGAGAGGCTAACGATAGCCGCACTTAACAGAAGGGAGACAGAACTAAAAGAGGCTAAAGATGCTCTTAAACAGCAGCAAAGAGAGATAGAAGCCATGAAGGTGTGTATATCTTCACTAAAAGAATCTAACCAGATCCTCTGCTCACAGATCCAGTATTTAGTTTCTAAATATGCTAAGCAAAATGCCTAACAACTATCCCCAATTAAAACACTGAGAACTGAAGTACTACCGAAAAATACATCTGGATAGATGTAGAGTAATGAGTACAACGCCAGTAACCTACCAACAATTCAGGAACAGACTTAACAAATGAATTACCCTGCAAGAAGCAATTTACACACCCTGTAACACTAACATGGCTAGATACAACATGAAACCTAAGAAATACCGCAACCGATGGCACAGATTTATCTCTTTTTTCAAATAGGATGACTAACACCATGGCAATGACTCAGAACTTTGTATGGATCACTACAGACGATACAGAGTCAGATTACCTAGAGTACAAACAATACAAGGAATGAAAGATAGTCAAAGCTGAAGAGATAGAGAGATTCGATTACACCCTCTTTAGATGATATCATGGCTATACGCTAGCATGTAGAACTAACGGGATATATGACCTCTACAGAGTGTACGATAAATGAAACCCCATCCTAGAGACAGAGGATGCTGTTGTAGAGCTACCATGTGAGCCAAAAGACTTGGTAATCAAGGCATACGATAGATACGGGGACGATAAACTTATCCAGCTGGGGCTAAGCAAATCCCAAGTAGATTTACCCTCAAGAGACAGCTCATCTAAGTATAAGTTGTCAGTGGTTATTCCACTATATAACTCAGAGTTGTTTATGTGTAGAACTATCGATGCCATCCTTAGTAACAGCTTGGAAGACATAGAGCTCATACTCATTGACGATGGATCAACAGATAAAACCCTCGAGATAGCTAAACGGTATGGTGATAACTATTGATGTGTAACAGTAAGAGCTCAAGAGAATAAGTGAGTAGCTATTACTAGGAACATAGGGCTAGAGATGGTGAGCTGAGAGTACATGGCTTTCTGTGATAATGACGATATCCCGCATCCGCTAATGTACGAGAGATTGTATCAGACTTGTAAAGAACAGTGAACAGATGTAGCAATAGCTCAGACTCTTATTCGTACTCATCCCAACATAAAAGAGTGGTATCTTAGTTGCTCAGCAAGGGACGAAGATGTGGTTGTTTACACATTTGACGAAATGATGGAACATAGATCCACTAAAGCCAACATATTCTTTGTAGCCGTATGGAATAAGATAGTAAAGACTGAGATAGCGAGATTAGCCAAATTCCCTGAAGGGTACGGTTGACCATGAGTCCTTTACGAGGATGTCGCTTACACGTGATCTCTGTACTCCTATATCGATAAGTTCGCCTACTGTAGGAACGCCATCTACATGTGGGATAAGAGGAAACAGCAGACTGTTGGGACGGCTTCCACATGGCACAAATCATGTGATAATGAGTACGTGCGGAAGATGTTCATATACGGCTTCTCATGGATGTTGTACCACAAATCCTGAAAACACTTGGAGCGGCATGACTATTCACACTTTAAGAGGCTATGTGAGAGCTACAAGAAATTCAACAACCCATCTCCACTAAGGAGTTACTGGGACATGAAGCTAGCAGAACTTATAAGGAGTCAGAAGCTTAACGAGAATAAGCTGATCATGTGAGATGAAGAACTAAAGAAGATAGTATCCAGATTTATTTAATTTTTTTAAGAGAGATGCCACCACTAGAGACACCAAGAGAATGAGGCAACAAACCAAAGACTTTCACGGATGAGGAAGTAATGGATGAGCTTAAAGACATCCTATACTGAGCTAGAGACAAAGTAAACTTCAGATTCAAGACGGGGACTAACTTAGTAGAGGTGTACATATGAGAAAGCCTAAACTACATAATCAATAAGAATCTATATTTTAAGTTAATGTGAGATGAGTAATCAGACTTTTATATTTATGTTTTATACCTATGCCACCAAAGAATCCAGAGCTAATACATAGGAATCCTAGTAGACTATTTGCTACTACTAGCGAGATCCCCATAGCGAAATGCAGACAGTGCCTCTTCAAGGCTCTATGTCTAGAGAATGAGAAAAACCCTACCATTAGGAGACTGATACTAGATGAGGAAGTAGATCCTAGCGAGATAGAAAGGAGGGAGGCTTTAAGAGATTGTGGACTTTAACTTAAAACATACGGACATGAATAGATGCAGAAGATGCTGAGAGCTTATCGAGAAAAGATGCCTGTGGTGTAGCGGCTGTAGGAAAAAAGTAGATGAGGAACTTAACGGCAGTATTAGCAGACCACGAGCTTATTATTTCAGCTTTTATTTAAAATATTTATACAGATGACAAAAGACAGAATTCTTTTAATGATTGAACAGCTACTCAAGATCTACAACGATCTAGAGGAAGAAGAAAACGACATCCTGCCAGAAAACAATCTAGTAGAATTCGTATGAGAGGATGAAGACGGAAACGCTTTATATAGATTCAAATAGATGCTATCAGTGTGACTCAGACAGTTATTCAAACGTTGAAGGCTCTATGAAAGGGAGTCAGTTTTCTGAGTCACTATCTGTTATGAGATAGATTGAATCCTAAAGATGGAAAGATACTTCCGCCCCGATGAAAGATCAGACTTATATGATTTTATTTTCGATACCTTCCGAGCTTACGAATATCACTGACAGCCTATGTCCGCTAGAAAGATATCCTTACTCCTATGAGTACATCATTCTAAAATAGACGATATTCTAGCTAAAGCTAAAATCACTATGAGGAACGAGATAGAATCGAAAACAAAATCTTCCGCCAAAAATGAAAATCTGACTATACTGCTCTAGCTACTGATAAGAGTAGTGTAGTTCTTCTTCATTGTTTAGTCTATGGAATCGGAGGTGCAAAACCCTCCTTTTCTATATTCAGACTTTTATTCCGCCATTTTTTTATTTCTGATTATAATGCAACTTGTTTTATATAGAGACATTACATCCATGAAGAAAGAACTAACCCAAAAACAAAAAATGTTCTGTCTAGAGTACCTTAAAGACTTCAACGCAACAAGAGCTTACAAGAAAGTCTACTGATGAACTGATAAAACAGCTAACACTAACTGACCAAGATTACTTGTAAATGCTTGTATTCAGGCTTATCTAGCCAATAAAGTAGAGAAGAAGGTAGAAAAACTAGATGTGTGAGTAGACTTCGTTCTATCATGACTCAAAGAAATTACAGAAATCTGAATGTGAAAGAAAGCTGTAATGAAAGACTGAGAAGAAAAATACATCCTAGATCTATCTAATGCTAACAGTGCTTACGAGAAGCTTTGAAAGTACAATAAGATGTTCACTGATAAAGTAGAACAGAGTGGAGATTTAAACATTAACATTGTATCCTACAAGAAATGACAGAACTAACAATCCCCTATCACTTTACTCCTAGAGACTATCAGCTTCCAATCTTTGAGGCTATCGATAGCTGAGTAAAAAGGATCATAATGGTACGACACAGACGTGCCTGAAAAGATAAAGCCTGCTTCAATATCATAGTGAAGAAAGCTATGGAAGATGTATGAATCTATTACTACGTATTCCCTACGTACTCACAAGGTAAGAAAGCAGCATGGGATTGAATAGACAAAGACTGATGGAAGACTATTAATCACATCCCTAACGAGATCCTTAAAAGGAAAAACGATACGGAGATGAAAGTGGAGCTAATTAACGGAAGTATCATTCAGATTATCTGATCTGATAACGTCGACTCCATAGTCTGAACTAATCCTATCGGTATTGTATTCTCTGAGTACAGCTTACAATCTCCTGCTGTATGGGACTTCCTTAGACCTATATTAGCAGAAAATGGCTGACGAGCAATATTCAACTTCACTCCTAGATGAGATAATCATGCTAAAGAGTTACTGGATATGGCTAAAGAGAATCCAGATTGGATGGTATCAATTCAGACTGTAGATGATACAAAAGCGATAGCTCCTGAAGTGCTAGAGTCTGAACGTAGAGAGATAATCCAGAAGAATGGTAGCGATGCTATCTTCCAGCAAGAGTATTACTGTAGCTTTGATGCAGGTATCAATGGATCATATTATGCTGAGATACTTACACAGCTAGAGCAAGCCTGACGTAGAACAACGCTTCCATACGATCCAGCCTTAGATGTCTTTACTGCATGGGATCTATGAATCAATGATTCCACTGCTATACGGTTTCGACAGAGACTAGGTAAAGAGATCAGGATTATAGATTACTATGAGAATAACGGAGAATGACTATCTCACTACGTATGAATGCTAAAAGAGAAACCATACAGATACTGAACTACATGGCTTCCACATGATGCACAAGCTAAGAGCCTACAGACAGGTAAAACGACAGCAGAGAAGTTAGAAGAGTATGGCTTTACAGACATCCAAATCGTTCCTAGACTAGCAGTACTAGATGGTATCAATTCAGCGAGAGGTATTCTGCCTTATTGCTGGTTTGATAGAGAGAAGACAGAACGAGGATGGAAATGTTTAAAGAATTACCACAAAGAACTAGATGAGAAGAGACAGGCTTTTAAATGACCTGATCATGACTGGAGCTCACATGGTGCTGATGCGTTTAGATATCTAGCAGTAGTGAATGAGCTATATGACTGAACATCACAGAAGGGGGAAATACTAGATTCACGATCTTAATTTATATCACATAAAAGAGATGGTAAACAATACAACAACTCAGAAGATGATCCAGAGAATCAAAGGATGGACTTATAGTGAGATACAGCAGAAGGTGGCTAAAGAGTATGATGCCTGAGCTGAGGTTGCTATGAAGAAAAGACCTATCCTAAGAGATTACATCAAAGCGTACAACGTATACTGAGATGGGTTAGAAGACTGAAAGACAGTCAAATCTAAGAGCCTGTACACTAGCAGGAATCTTTTTATTTCATCTCTTTATAAGAACAGACCTCTAGTTGAGTTCCAATGAAGGAAGAGAGGTGACGATCAATATGCTAAGACATGGAACAACCTACTTAAGTTCGACTATGAGGAACTAGATGAAGATGCAATCACATATAAGAAAATATCAAACGAGGTGGACTATTGAATCTATCTAGCAGTAGATGAATGATGGGACAAGAACACAGAATCACCTAAGAAGAAACTCTACTCTCCTTTGTGTTGGATACCTGATCCTTACTTCGATGTAGTAAAGGGATTCAACTTCCACTGATTCGAGTTGGAGCTTACAGAGGAAGAGCTATCAGACTTATACCATAATACTGAGTATATGCTCACTGATAAAGAGCTAGATAACTTAAAAGAGAAACTAAAGAACGAATATACATCAAAGCTCATGGCATGGGCAGACTGATACTGAATAGAGTGAGTTTGGCAGACTGCTAAATCACCACTTAAATGCTATTCAGTCTACAGACACTTTACTAAATTCAACAACAGACGATATCTTACAGAATGGGCTAATGATAGAACACTCCTAATCAGATGTGAAGAGATAGAAGCAGTAAGGGCTGAAGAGAAAAAAGATCCAACAACTATTCCTTGCCCTGTAGTACACAGTTGGCTATTCCCTAAGGAATGAGATCCTTATGGACTATGCGTATGAGACTTGGCTAAAGATAACCAAGACTCAGAAGAGAGCGTTATGAATCTACTTATAGATAAAGTGAACGAGGAAACATTTAGTTGAATCACTGTATATAACTCTGATGTAGTAGATGGTAAAGAGCTAGCACATAGGAAACTAGGTAAGAGGAAGTTTGTGCCTAGTAAAGGTAACTTAGAAAACAGGAAGATAATTGAGAATGTACAGACTCAGACTTCTGGTACTGGTGATGGATACAACTTAAAGAATATGATAGATGCTAAATCTACTAAGGAGGTTGGATTTGATGAACAGAGTATCTGAGTATACGCAAGAACAATCACAGCTACACAGAGTGAGCTATTACAAGCTAATCAGAATGTCAGACTTTCAACTATCTTTAAGATCTTCCTTCGATGAGAGAAAAAATACCGAGATATTCTATGGTATAGAAGCTATCAGAAGAACTTTAAGATGAAGTCAGTTAAGAACATAACACTAAACAGCTGATTTGGTAACATAACATTCACAGTGATGGGTAAAGACCTTCACACTAAGAAAGACTTACACATAGCGTTAATTACACAGATAGATAAGAAGGAGCAAGACGAGGTGAATAAGTCAGCTTTCATGGCTAGTTATCAGATGCTTATGCCACAAGCTAATCCATTCTGACAGATACAGCTTACTAGAGAGTTCGCTAACGTAATGTGAATGGATGCAGAACTAGTTAATAGCGTATACGACTTCCCACCTGAATATGAGAAGGCAATGCTAGATGTAGAGCTTCTAAACAATAACGAGGATGTGGCAGAGATAACGGATATGTGAGAGAATCATAAAATCTACATCCAAGTATACCAGCAAGCGTTAGATACACCTGCAAAAGCAAGAGCAATATTGAAGAGAAAACAGGCTTTAGTATTGAGCTGACAACAGAATCAACAAGCTATGATGTGATGAATGGGACAATGAGCCGAAGCTTCACAGAATCAGCTCGTAAGTAATTACATATCACAGAACAATCAACAAAACGATCAACCATTAGCTTTATGACCTACAGCATGAAATGACATACCTACAGTTGAATAAAAAAGTTGATGAGTGAAAGATAAAGGATGGTTTAGAATCAGACTTTCGAAGACTTATCAATGACTATCTAAAGGATAGGAAGGAAGAACTACAAGCTGGCGTTCTATCATGAATCAGTGAGGATAGGAGTAAGCCCATCTTTAACAAGAGAGATATGGATTTGAAGGAGCTAGAGTTAATCGATGACTTCCTACAGATCCCGAACTATCTCCTAACAAGGATCAGTAATCAATCTGATATATCGGTGGAGGATGACCACTAATCAACATCTTTTTATCTGTTAATAAACAATGATGGCAAAAATCGTCTATGATGATTGAAGCGAAAAGGACTTCAACGAAGCAGATTTCATCTCAAGGGATGAGCTCTCTGAGAATTACATCTCTAAGGATGATGTAGCAGAAAACTATGTCTCTAAGGAGTTGTATGACAAAAAGAAGAAGCAAGCTAAGGAAGCTTTTAAGCAGAAGGATCTAGCTGAGAGGCAAGCATCTGAAGTGGATAAAGCTGAATTAGAGAAAACTATTGAGGAGAAAGTCAGCTTCAAAGCAAAACACGGATTTGATGAGATCCCTGAAGAGATCGTAACAATACGTGATGCTAACCCTAACTTGACTTGGGAACAGGCTTATAGAGTTGCTGATTATCATGAGGTCAGCACAAGTAATCCAAACCCATGAAGAGAGAAGGTAAACACGGATATTGAGAAGAAAGAATATTCGTATGATGAATTAGCTGATCTAGCAGAGAAAGATCCAGTAGCTTACGATACAGTAGCTAGGAAGATCGAAGCCTGAGAGATCAAGCAGATTTAATTCTTTATATTAAGGCACATGGCTATAAAAAAGAAGACTGTAAAGGCTGCTCCTAAGGTAGAGGTTGTTGAAAAGAAAGTTGAAGCAACACCTGTAGTAGAGCCTAAACAAGAAGTCAAAGTGTGGACTTATGATGAACTTGTAGTATTGCCTAGAGATGAGTATCTCAGAGCAGAAAAGGATATCCGCTCAGGTAAGGCTAAAGTACAAGTAGACTAAACAACACATAGGAGAGGAACAGATTTATTTATTATTTTAATCCTATTTTAACATGGCAAACACAGATAAAATCAGAGCTATATTAGCTGCTGAATTACGCAGAAAATTAAGCGACACACCTAAAAAACCTTTCATGAGATTCGCTAACTACGAATTCGAAGGTGAATTAAAAAGAGCTGGAGACTCTGTAACAGTACCTGTATCTCCTAAAATTACTCTTACTGATGTATCTTCTAGCAACAGTGGAGACATTAGAGCTACATCTATAGCTGACATCACAGCTTCTGATAGAACTGTAACTCACTCTACATTGTCTATAAACAAGTTACACCAATACAGAGAAAAATTCTCTGATCTTGAAGAGATCCAAACTCTTTACTCTATCAAAGGAGAAAGATTGAACGATCTTTTGAACGGAATGGATACAGCTGTTGAACAAAGCATTATCACAATGTTGGATGCTTTCTTCACTACACATTCTAGCAATGTAGTATCAGAATCTACATTATCTACAAGCGATGTAGCTTCTAAGATCATGAAATTAAGAACTAAATTGTCTGAAAAAGAAGTTCCTATGGAAAACAGAATCCTAGTAGTATCTCCTGCTGTATCTGCTATCATAGCACAAGCTGGTATCTTAACTGGTACAGAAGTTGCTGCTGATGCTGCTGTAGAAGGATGGTTAGGTAAATTCGCTGGATTCTCTATCTTCGAATCTAACTTAATCAGCGGAGGTAACATATATGCTTTCCGTGCTAAAGCTTACAACTACGTAAGACAATTATTCAAAGCTAAAGTAACAGAAGCTGAAGCTGGAATGTACTACAACTTACTTGGACAAATTGCTCACGGAGGTAAAGTATTCGATCAAAACGCTGAACAATTATACAAGATGGAAGTAAGTGGATTACAACCAACTGAAACTGCAACAGCTTAGTTAATATAAGAGTCGGGAGGGCTTAGACTCTCCCCTCTTTAATAAATAGTCAGATTTTACTTATTATTTATTATTGAGTATGACAATCCAAGATCTATTCATAGAAGCCTATGAAGATACAAACACTTCTACAGCTAACTATCCTTACTCTAAAGCGCTTACTAAGTTCAACGAGATATATTCTGAAGTCCGAAGAATGATAGTAACTACGCAAGAGGATTATTTTTGGACTTACTGGACTACTAACCTCCAAGCATGAGCTAGTGAGTACAAAGTAGAGAGAGAAGAGACAGAGCTTGAAGACGAATATGGAAACACAGTACTAGATGAAGACGAAAACCCTATCAAAGTCCCATGAATAGCTAAGGTAAAGAAGGTATTGCTTAAAGACAGTGATTGAGCTTACCATCTTATCCCTGAGTTATCAGACTTAGAAGAGACTAGCGGAATGAAAGGATGGACTCTAAAGGATAACCATATATTCCTTAATCGAGTACCAACAGAGGATATAGAAGCCTGACTCAGAATAGAAGGTATCCAAGCTATAAACAGCGTATCAGACTTAACTGCTGATGTAGAGGATGTTATATTCCCATGACATTCAGACTTAAAACAGTTCCATAATGTCCTAAAAGACTGACTAAGGATGGAGCTATGGGAACATAAACAAGACTTTGAGAAGACTGATAGATGTAAAGCTAGATATGAGGAAGGAGTGGAGAAGATGAAGAGATATATCTCACAGAGAGTACAAGCTATTTATTTCTCAGATGTACAAAAATAATGGCAATAGATAACCTAAACTACTATACAGCATGATTACCAGCTGGACAGCAAACAGATAAATACTCAAGCCAACCATGATGTCTAAAATCTAAGAATTTAGACATCTTTTCTAGTTCTAAAAGCGTGAAGGCTACAGCATGGAGCGCACCAGTAGCAGACTGAAGCGCTGGAATAATAGCACAAGATGACAAAGGATGGCTACAATTAAGGTCAGATTGAAAGGTTTGGGATAGCAGGACAGAGACAGTAGTAGTAGATCCTAGTGAGAATTTCCCATCATATCAGATATCCTATGTATGAAGTGAATGACCTTATGAGATGGCAACATGGGGAACACCTATGGATATGTTGGTTAAGTATGAATGAGACCAGTGGAAGACGATAATAGTATACACAGATAAGAACAGTTTCACATACACATCCGAAAAGATAACTCTTCACAAGTCAATCTGAAACCTAAACTACTTAACAATGGATACTGAAACCTGAAGGACTACTAACGGGTATTTATTCACAAAGACATCAACATCTAGTAACAATGGAACTATAGATATCAAACTACCTGAAGGTAGATTCTGTAACGTTAATGTTAAGATAAAGGCTAACCAATATGATGATAGCGATACAGATATCTCGCTAGAAAAGATAGTTATACACTCACCTAGGACATACTACTATGACGCAGAGATGGACGCTGTAGTTCCTACAGTAGTGTCATGAGACGAAATAGAGATAACACAGTTCGACTGATCTATCACGGATGAGGGCGGACTAACGGTTACGTTACCAGCTATGCCTCTAGGTAGTTCTATAGGTAGATGGGCTACGATCAGGTTTAAATTCACTCAGCATGAAGGAGTATCTAATTATCCATGGAGCTGAGAGATCTATGTAGACTTTAACGACTCAGATTTTGAAGAGGCTTTATGATCTGCAGACACTAATTATTTCTACTCATATCTGCCATTAGGATACAGAGAGAAAGTAGAGGTTTGAGAATATTACTGGACGAAGAGTACAACATTTCAGATACTCTCTCAATGGACATCTTATTGGCTTACTAGAGGGTGACAGAAGGTCACAGTATACGATCTAGAACAATACATGTGATGGGCTAACGATCCTGCAATGGATGTTATAGGGATGACTGTATGGAATGAACAGGTATATATGATCTGAAATCTGAATGGTAACTGATATATAATCCCCTGCGATCTTTCAGGAGGAAGATGAACGCCATTTGTAGCCTATGGATGCAAGTTTACATGAGTTGTTAACATAGATTATCTGCTTTATCTAGTCTGAGAGGATAGATGAATCTCTAATCTGTGGGTATTTAACCAACAAGAGCTAGTCCCTATCCTTTGAGGTAAGCTAGAATCACAATTTAACGACTTAGTAGGCGTAGATGAGCCTTACAAATTCAATTCAGACTTGGTAAACTGGAGGAAAAATCTGATTTTATCTACTTCTGACAACAGGATCTTCCAATATGGTCAGACTTATGGTGGAAAATGAGGAACATTCATTCACACTTTACCATCTAACGCTGATATAACATCAATAAAAGCTAGAGGAAACGATCTAGAGATAAGATATAGCATCACAGAAAACGATACAACAACAAAATATACGACAGTGTACCAAGATGACACGCCATATAAGAACTATAACACAGAATGGAGTGCTACATATCCAATAGTTATCGGTAATCACCTACTAGAGAAAGAGGAATCAGACTTATTTGCTAGTTATATTCTTCCTAGTTCAGATTGTAGCCTAGAATTCCGATGAATGGCTAACCATTATCACTTCTGGACATTCACAAGCTCAGATAACGTAACAATAGATCCAACAGGAACATATAAAATAGCATGAACTACATGAGACTACGAATTGAAGTTTATAGAGAGAAATGAAAATCAATATACATTCAGATTAGAGGGAGATTTACCAGTTCAGACCACAAGCGTAATGAAAATAACAGACGGAGAAGGTACTGACGTGATAAATTATTCAGAGTTCAACCATTTTAGGAAAATCTGATCGATAACAACGACAGAGTACCAAGAATGAGATTTCAGATTCCATAATCTTAACAACAAGTTAGAGTTACCTAAATCTCATAGTCTACAGATCATGGTTAGAGGTAAAGGTACAGCTCAGTACACACCAGAATTATTTGCTTTAGATTTAGTTGCTAATCAAAGAGATAGATGATAGTATATACAGGTAAACAGTTCTGAAACGACTTCAATAACGGGGATGAGTGACTATTCCAAGATGCTAACCGACCTAGAGATAACGATAAATTCAAGCTAAGACCATGATTACAGAGTGATAAGTGGAAGGAGAGATCTGTAAATAAGGATATAACGACGTTTGCATCCCAACTAATAGCAGGCTGAACGACTAGCGGTGTCGCAGCCGCTTCAACTATGCCTGAGGGTTGCACAATTCCAAAATTAAGCAGTTCCCTTAAAAGGGGAGATCCATGATGTATACTTAAAGATTGAAACGTGGAGATAACAGAGGATGGAACATACATCGTGCAGGCAATGACTCAATTTCTGCCATCATCTGCGCCATCTTCTTCATACCAATATGTAGAGGAAGTATGCTTACTGAAGCATAAAACATGAAACTATACATGATTTGAACGAGACATGATCACATTAAACCAGGCAAGGATGTGTGGAAGATGAGATGAGGTGGTGGCTCAATGGACTTGACGGTTTACTAAGGGGACAGTGTTGAACGTCTGAGCGATCCATACTTACAACTATTCTATAACGATGTATCAGAGGATAAACATACAGAGGTTGCAATAGATTTAATATCCGCCAAAATTAAAAATCTGATTATATTACGGGCTAGTTTATATTAGCCCAATTTTTCATGATTGTTTGGAAAAATAGAGAGGAAGTAAGCACGTCTTGGGACGTATCGTCTAGGAACGCACACAAGACTAAAAGAAGGAGTTATATGCTCTGAAGCTTTTTTACGTTAATCAAAACCGCACTTACTGATCCTAAGGACGATAAGGCTCTAGGTATCAAATGTGATCCTGCTTACTTACATGATAATACGTTCTGAGCAAGAGAAGAGGCTAACACACAATATAAAGTCAGATTTAGATCATAATTTCATTAAAGGATGTCTAACGTACCAGTAAAACCAATATCAGAGTTAGAGGTAAAATCTACAGTATCTGTTAACGATAAGATACTTATTTTAGATTCTGTATCAGAGGAAGCTAGGCTAGCTAGCAAAGAAGAGTTGAGATGAGAGAAGGGAGATACATGAGCTCAGTGACCTCAAGGTATCCAATGACCTAAAGGAGATAAAGGAGATAAGGGGGACAAATGAGATACTGGGGCTAAAGGAGATAAAGGAGATAAGTGAGACACAGGTGCTACATGACCACAAGGTGCAAAATGAGATAAGGGTGATAAGTGAGATAAGGGAGACAAAGGAGATAAGGGTGATACATGAGCACAAGGAACACAGTGACCACAGTGAACACAATGACCTACAGGAAACTGAATCTCATCTATAACTAGTAGTAAGGCATGAAAGACTACAACTGTAACTATCACAGAAACTAATTGAACTACGGACACATTCCAAATCCAAGACTGAGCAGATGGAGAATGAGCGTGAGATGTAGTATGACCTAATTCTAGTACAGACTGAGATATAGTGTTGTTTGATGGAGCGACATGAAAGATAATCAAAGATAGTGGTAAAAGTCTGAATGATTTAAGCTCATCTTGGGGTAATATTACAGGAGATATTGAAGATCAGACTGACCTTCAAGATGCTTTAGATACAAAGCTAGAGAGCGCAGACATAGTAGCAGGGGATGGTATAGACATTGCTTCAATATGAAGTGACTTACCTTCATGATATACACAGCTTCAAAGTATATCTTCTAGTGGTACACAATATATATTAACGTGAGTAAACTATACTTCATGACATACATATGAATTTACACACAGATTATTTGTTGATAGTTCTACAGAAGCTAGTAAATGAAGTTGATGGAATGCATGAGGTTGACTAATGATGATAGACCAAAGCTGAATTAAATATTCATGAGGTTGAACAAGTAGTGTAATTGGAGCAGCATGACAAGAGCTTGAGGTTAAAATATCTATATGAAGCTGAACTTCTACTTAT